CGGCACCGTCAAGGTGCAACGAAGCTGATGGAAGCCACCAGCCAGCTGAACATGTTTGCTGGGCTGGGGGTTGCCGAGCAGAAGAAGCGCAACACAGACCTGCTCAGCACACCGTTGAGTCGCCGCGAGCAGCGGGAGTTTGGCCGCCTCTATGCCGAGAACATCAAGCTGGTCAAATTCTTTCAGGCCAAGCTGGCCAAGAAGTACCGCTACTGCATGGCCATTGAGGACATCAACAGCTGCGTTGATTTTGCAGCGATCAAGGCCTTTAGGGCCTGGGATCCGAAGCGCGGCAAGCTGAGCACTGTCCTTTGGTGTTTTGCCCATGGTGAGGTGTTGCATTACCTGCGGGGCAACAACTGGGGAATCAAGGCCCCCCATAAGGTCAGGGAATTAGGCAGCAGTGCTCGGCGGTTGATTGATGAGGGCCTGTCCGTGGAGCAAGTGTGCGACCGGCTCCGGTGCGCCATGGATGAGCTGAAGGATGCCCTGGTGGCCACGGCAGGGATTGCCCACGAAACGATGGGATTTGACCTGCACCTGTCGAACCAGCCAACGCCGTGGGAATGGCTTGAGGCACAGGAGGCTAGTGCTAGCTAGCAGGTAGGATTGGGGTGCTCAAGCGGGTTGCAGCCCCTTGAGCGTGACCAACTCACTGGAGATGAGCTGATGACAGCAAGGATAGACCTGACTGGTCAGCGGTTTGGGCGGTGGACCGTTCTTGAACCACTGCCGGAATACAAGTGGCTGTGTCGCTGTGATTGCGGCACCGAGCAGCCTGTTTTGTCCAAGAGCCTGAAGAGTGGCAAGAGCACCAGTTGTGGCTGCTCCTACAAGCGCACGCCAGGCGAGGTGTTTGGGCGGTTGACCTTGGTTGAACAGGTCAGCACCAAGGGCAAGCGTGCGCTGTGGTTGTGCAGATGCGCCTGCGGTCAGACCTGCGTGGTCAACAGCGCCAACCTTGGCAAGGACACAAACAGCTGTGGTTGCATCAAGCGCGAGACTACCGGCCAGCTCAATCTCAGCCATGGCCATGCACGGCCATCAGAAGGCGTAACGCGGACCTACCGCATCTGGCTGAACATGAAGCAGCGGGCCACCAACCCGAACCTGCCCGTGGCTGAGTATTACGTTGAGCGCGGCATCGGCTGCTGTCAGCGGTGGCTGGACAGCTTTGAGGCTTTCCTGGCTGACATGGGGGAATGCCCGCCAGGCATGAGCATTGACCGGATTGACAACGACGGGGACTACGAGCCGGGTAACTGCCGCTGGGCTGACGATAAAATGCAGGCTGGCAACCGCAGGCCAAGGCGCTGGGCAAAGCGCCCCCGGTAACCTACGGCAACTACTGGAACCACCATGGCGGGGGCATTCTTCGCAGCCTTTGGCTACAAGTTCTATGTGAAGAAGGGGACCACGGCTAGCACGATCCCCACGTCTAGCTCTGGCCTGGTTGAGGTGCTCAGCCTTGAGAATGCTGGCATCCAGGGTGCGTCCTCAACCACTGAGGTGATCGACTATGGCAGCTCGCAAGGTTTCTCGGCCAGTCTGGTGACGGGTCAGAGCTACACGATTCCCTGCACGATGAACCTGTCGCTGAATGACGCCGGGTATCTGGAGCTGAAGGATGCGGCGCTGAATGCTGCCACTGGTGTGACGGTGCAGTGGTATCGGGAGTCGCCGGAGATGAGCACCACGGGTGATCCTGAGAAGCACGCTGGCGTGGCGTTTGTCACGGATTTCAGCGAGGACATCCAAGCGGGCAACGTAAGCAAGGTGACCTTTACGCTGACCGGCTACGGTGCCTACACCTGGACGGCTGAAACCAACGTCTAAAGCTGACGACCTGCTAGAGCCTGCCATTGGGCCTTGAAGAAGGGTTCCAGTGGCAGGTTGTTCAGTGCTTTACCAATCCAGTCACGGGGAGGATAGGCCTTGCCGGGGACGCCACGGAGGATGTAGCCCGCATAGGTCACGCCACTGTTGCCCCACGTAAATTCCAGAGTGGTGGCATTGATGCGGTTGCGGCGCTGGGATTTGAGGAATGCCCCAGTGTCCACAATGTCGCGTGGGCTGCCTTCGATGGTGCCGTTGCGGCGATAGGTCGTGACCGGCCAGCTGAACTGCACCAGCTGGATTTCCTCTTTGAGCTGCTGATCCATGGCCTTCCCATAGGCCGTCATGATTGCGGGGATGCGCAGCTTGAGCTGGGTGGCATTCCAGCCGGTCAGCTTGTATGTGGCCTTAACGCTGACCATAGATCGCCACCCTGATCCGGTCGCCAATGACAGATTGCAGTGTGCTGCCGATCAACCCTGTCGTGCCATACGGGTGACGAGCGGCCAGGATTTCACAGGTCTTGGCAGCTTGGCCAGCAAAGGCAAGGGTGCCGCGAGTGCCGGGTTTGATCCGGGCATCAAGGGCCTGCGGGTTGATGGCATACCCCTCAAACACCTCGGTGTAGGCCTCAACGCCTGGCAGCTCAGTCTTATCCGGTGAACCCTGCCGGAGGAATGCTGAGATGGTCACGTTTTCAGTGGCTGCCGTGACGTTGCCCGTGGTGGCATCCGTGACAGTGCCAGCTGTGGGAAGGGCCAGGACGAGGGAAGCATTGGCAAGGGAAGCTAATGCTGATGCCATCGTCTACACGCCTGTGGCTTAGGTTTCCGGCAACCTAGGGTCAGTAGACGTGGGTGCCGGTGGCAGAGTCACTAGGGCAGGTTGGCCTCACGGTTACGGCTGAAACTGCACCGGTTGAGGCAGCGTTCAGCCGGGTCAAGCAAGCCGCCAACTCTGCTGGTCAGGCGATTATCAAAGGGCTGTCTGGTGGCGGTGGTGCCAACAGCCTGACGGGTCTGAACATCAAGCTGAACACCCTTCAGCAGCAGCTGCAAAGCGTTGAGATTGGCACCCGTCGTTTTCGGGAGCTGCGCAAAGAGATTGAAGCAACCCAGCGGGCACTGGACAAGGCCAATGGGATTGGCACTGGTGGCGGTCCCTTGGCGGGCATCATCGGCAGCATCGCTGGCATCGGGGTTGGTGCTGCAGCGGTCGGCTTCCTGCAGAGTTCAATCAAGTCGGCAGTTGAGCTGGAGACGATCACCCGCAAGCTGAGCAACACCCTTGGCGAGCAGGGTGCAGGAAAGGCACTGGCGTTCACGAAGGGCCTGGCCGATCAGCTTGGCTTGAGCTTCACCACGCTCTCGGGGAGCTTTGCCAGCTTCACGGCTGCAGCCTCTGCGGCCAGCGTGCCACTGGTGACCCAGCGTGAGCTGTTTGCATCAGTTGCCAAGGCTGCTCAACAGCTTGGCCTGAGCAACGATGAGATCAGCGGCAGCCTGTTGGCCCTGCAGCAGGTGGCCTCCAAAGGCACCGTGCAGATGGAAGAACTGCGCGGCCAGCTCGGTGAACGGCTGCCGATTGCATTTGGTGCAACGGCCAAGGGTCTGGGGATCACGCAGCAGGAGCTGATCAAGCTGGTTGAAAGCGGGCGGTTGACTGCTGATGTGTTCTTCCCTGCCCTGACCAAGGGCTTGAATGAGTTGACCTCCAGCAGTGCTGGTGCCCCGACCACGGCCCAGAACCTGCAGGTGTTGCAGAACGCCTGGAAGGAACTGCAGACCGAGTTTGGAACCAACCTTCTGCCAACGGTCACTGAGAACGTCAAAACCCTGACCGCTGTTCTGGAGGGCATTGGCCGGAAACAACTTGCAGACCGCTTGGGTTTCGGGACTGGTGCTGTCGGCTTCTTGGGCATCCTCAGCGATCAGGCGATCACGGCCACCGTCTCGTATCGGCAGATTCAGCAGCAGCTCAACCTGACCAACAAGGAAGCTGACCGCCTGTTCAGCACTGCACAGAAGAACCTCGGAATCAAGAACCTTGGGTTTGCCGATGAGCAGACCATTGAGAAGGTGGTGGCCGAGTATGAGCGGCTGGCCCAGCGGTTCAGGGATGCCAACCCTGATCAGCAGGATGCCCTGAGTCGGGCCAATGCTGAAGCTGAGCGACTGCGGCAGATCACGCTGGCCAGGGTTGATGCCGAAACCAAGCTGGTCAAGCCTGCAGAGGATCGACTGAAGGCAGTCCAACAATTGCAGGGTCTTGAGGGCCTGGCCTTGGCTGAGGCAAGGGAGCAGCAGAAGGTCGATGCCGCAAGGGTGGCACTGAAGAAGGCGTTGGATGCTCAGGACCGCGCACGCCCTTCCGATGGTGTGGACACAGCGGCATCAGTGGCTGCAGCGGCAGCAGTCAGGGCAGCGGGTTTAGATCTGCAGGCCATCATCATTGAAAGTGGCGAGCAACTGAAGAATGCCACCAAGGAAGCAGCCTCGTCTTACATCCAAGTCATCCAGCGACTCACCGATGCTCGGCTGCAGCTGGCTGAGCTGCGCGGCAAACCCGAAGGCCTCAACCGCTTCCTCTCTGGCCAAGAACAATTTGACCGCACCCGCAGCGCGATCATCAGCCTCGGCCCTGAACTCAACAAGGCCCTAGAGCAAGGAGCCAGCCTGCTCCGCTCGCAAGGCGTGGGCATCGGTCGGGAGTTGTTCGGTGACCTGCGGGCAATCTTTGATAACGCTGTCACCGGTCGCAGCGCCAACCAAGAGGGCCTGCTGGCCTTGACCCAGTTCATCCGTGATGTGCAGACCGAGCGTGGGGCAGAGGCTGGTGTCAACCAGGCTGAGCGTGACCTAGCCGAGGTGCAGCGTGGGCTGATCACCAGCAACGTTGAGCTGCGGGAGGCCGTCTCTGCCCTTGTCCAGAAGGACTGGAACGTGCAGGTCAACCTCAACGGGGCCACGGGTGCCTCCGTTATCGGTGATGTCGCAGGAGCACTGGGATGACCGTCACCATTGGCACCTTCAGCACGAATGCCCTCACGGCCCAGCCGTTTGGTTACGAGGGTGAGGCTCGCACAGGGCTGACTGCTCGCACCTTCCGCATTGCTGGCCTGCTGACCGCTAGCCAGTGGCAAGCCCTGATCACTGAATACAACACCTGGCGGAACGCTCGGATTGCCGATGAAGACACGCTGAGCAGTGGCGTGGTCGGCACCACCGTCAGCCTGTCCATCACCTCAACCAATGGCCTCAGTGTGACCAGCCTGGCCTGCTGGTTCACGGAGCCCCCCAGTGGTGAGCAGGCTGGCACCTACGTCTCGGCCACGGTCACCTTGGTGGATGCGGCCCAGGCCTTAGCCGTCTTGCTGCGCAGTCAGGAGAAGTCAAGGCAGGCGTCTGAGGCGACCCGGCCCAGCCTTGGCACGCTGACCTTTGGCTCTGCCGTGGTCACCTTGACCGCCCCCGCTGACACCCGCCAGGACGGCCCCTCTGTGGCACTGACCGCTACGGGAAAGAGCTATGTGACCGGCCCGTTGGTTGCGCACAAGATCCGCCAGGTAGAGGGTTACATCAGCTCTGGCACCTTTGCCAACCTGCTCAGTTGGTACGACACCACGGTGGCCAGTGTGCCCTCTGCTGGCACGTGGTTTCCGATCAACCCACCCACGGCCACTGCTGAGGTGATCATCACAGGTGGGGTGAAGGCCACCCGATACAACGTCCAGATGACCGTGCTGGAGGTGATCTGATGCCGATTGACATCAGGGCCAATGTGACCTGCAGCCTTGGCACCCTGATCAGTGCCAGCGTCAATGATGACTATGTGCAGGGCAGCGGGCTGATCAAGACAAGGGGAAGCTGTGAGATCAGCGGCCTTGTGTCCCCGGCTGTTGGCACTGTCGTCACCTTCAACTACACCAAGAGTGGCGTCACCCGTGCCGTGCCACGGAAACTCCGGGTGCTGTCCAGCTTTGCTGACCCCTTCCGCCGGACCACCAAGCTAGAGCTGGGCTGCAAGCTGACCTATTTGGCCAACCTGCGCGACAAGATCAGCTGGAAGGCATTGGATGATCCCGAGAATGCTGAGCTGACCGAGGACGACGCCAAGATCATCACCGTGCCGATCTGGGCCGGTTCGGTCATGCGCAAGTGCTTGACTGAGCTTGGCCTGTTTGCCACCAGCGTGCCGCTGACTAACAAGTTCAGCATTGCTGAGTTTGACTTCAGCAGCGGCTACGTGAGCATCCTGAGCGACCTGCTGGTCAGCGAGAGCTACTGCGGATACCTTGACTACACCGAGCGGCTGGTGGTCTTCCCGCTGTCGGTCGAAGGTGGTGGCGGGCCATCGCTGAGCACTGGGCAGATCATTGATATTGGCTCGATTGGCGTTGGTGACTTGCCTGGTGATGCGGTCACCGTGTCCTATTCGACGCTGAAGCTGAAGCTGCCGGATGAGACGGAGCTGGCCACCGAGGATCAGGATGCCAACAGCG